TGTGCATCTGACATTGCTACTTTTGCTCTCTGTCTGTTGGCATATATTTTACCACCAGCCTGTAGAGCCATTTTTGCTAAACTAAACCAAGCCATTTTCTTCTAACCATCCTGGAACATCAAATGATGGACATTCTTTTTTGTCATCAACTTGATAGTGTCCTATTATTTTTTCTATATTATATTTATCTTTTAATTTTAATATTATATTTTTCAATGTTTCAAACTGTACGGATTCAAAGTTATTCTCCCAACCCATACTAGGTGTGCCTCCTCCTACTAATGCTACACCTATTGATGTACCATTAACTTGTACCGCATGTGCACCTGTGACATCTTCATCTCTTCCTATCTGTAGTGTGCCGTCTCGTTTAATTAGATAGTGATATCCTATCGTATCAAACCCACGATCCTTATGCCATTGTGTAACTTTATCTACATCAATATCCATATCTTTTGGAGTTTGTGTACAATGTATTACTATTGTATCAGTTTTCTGTCTTTTGTCCATTACGTAAATAGTCCTATTAGTGTTAGTATTGTCGCACCTAAACCACCTAATATAGCATATAATAACTTATCTATCTTACCATGTATTTTATCAATGTCCTCATGCATATGTTTTAGATGATTATTTTTTATAGTGCTAACTTCCCTTTTCAATCCTGTGATATATCCGTATAGAGATATTATGTGTTCACTAGTTGTTTTAGGTTGTTTAGCCATTAATCTAGTTGGAAACCTCTAGATGTTGCCATCTCTCTTAGTTTACCAATCCTATCGTTATATTGTAATGCGTTTGTTTTTTTAATTAATCTATCTAGAATAGTTGTATTCATTAGATCTGCCCTGTTTGTTACTCTCTCCCATATCTGATCAAAACTTAATCCATAGTTTTTTAATCTATCTATAATATATAGGGGTACGAAACCTTCTTTCATTAGATGCTGTGCACCTGCAGTTAGATAACCACTTATATCATCTCTAAGGTTTCTTTTTAATCTAGTAGTCACATAAACTAATTTAAGTGCCTCTTTCTCTTCTATAGAGTATGATGCGAATGTTCTTGCTCTCCAATCTGCAAATGTTCTTTTTATCTGACCTCTACCTCTTTTGAAAGGATTCTTAACTATATTCTCATACACACCTGTGCTATGTGCATCTTTAAATTCTGTTGATGGAAGCCAATATCTCCAGTAATCTCTAGGTAAATCATTATAGTATTGTTCTACTTTACCCTGCATAGAACTAGGTGCTATTGCTGATAAAAATTTAACCCATGATTCTCTCTTCTCTTCTGCACTATCACTGGCTATACTATTTACTACATGTTTAAAACCTGTAGGTATTATACCTCTACCTTTACCTTCTGCAAAACCATTTAATGGATTTAATCCTAGATAATCTAATGCAGGTACACTGATAAGATCACCTATATTAACACCTGGTGCTGCTAGTGTAGCAGTTAGATCTATACCTAATGCTGATGATGGTGCACCATATTTGACTACACCTGGTAAGCTACTAGTTAATATTGTTTCTGTTAGTGATGGTAAAGGTTTACCCGTAAATTTTTCTACAGTTGGTGATAGTATTCTTAATATTCTTTCTGCTGATTCAAAACCTATAACACCATATACACCTGCAGCAAATACCATCTGTGTCATAAATGCGACTAGACCAGCTGTTTGTTTTGTTTCTTTAGCTGTAGTTATATACTGTGCTAGTTGTGCTAGATAATTATGTTGGAATGTTTTGAATAATCCAAATGGTTTACCTATAGCACCTAAACCTCTGCTGCCATATATACCTGGTTGTTCTAGATAATTATACTCAACCATATACTTGTTAGCATTATATGCAGCCATCTCCATAGCTTGTTCTTTATTTTTACCTGCACTTCTAAAGAAGTTATAGAACATAAGTGATGCATTTAATCTACTAACCTGTTCTGCCTTACCTGCAAAATCCTGTAGTGTAACAATTTTTAGTATTCTACCAAAATCAAATACTCTTCTACCCGCAGGATCTTTTAATTTACCTGGTAATTTAATTTTAGGTGAAAAACCTTTTATATCAGCCGCAGCCTCGTTTAGAAATTTCTGATCTACAACACCATTCTTATACATGAACTCATGAACTTCACGCATCTCTTTATTAGGCATTAATAGATCTTTGAATGCTTTTACCTGTGATAATGCAACTTGTCCTTTATCAAAACCTTTATATTGTAAGTCTACTAATCTAGGAAATATCATGTGGTATGGTTGAAATACCTGAGATAATAAGAATCTCATATTACCAAATAATAGTTTAGCATTAAGTGTTACCTGGTTAGCACCACCAAGTATCTTAGTTAAACCACTTTTACCTATGTAGTCAGATCCTATTTCTGACATCTTCTCTACAAATTTATTAGATTGTATCTCACCAAATGCGTTACCTTTAATCTCATTTGCTAATCGTGTTGCAACTGGATAATCTTTTGTAAGTGCAGTTTTTCTAGTACCACCCTTACCATCTGATACTATTGTAGGTTGATTTAATATCTGACCTAATTTTTTATTAAATTCTATTCTAGAAGCAGACTCTATACCACCTTGTAGGTATTGTAGTATAGCAGTCTCGAACTGTGCTGCCTGTCTAGTATTTATATTTTTTTCTGATAAATTTTTAAATCCTGGAGTTTTTTGTAATATGTATTCTCTAGAATTTAATTTACTGCCAAGATAACCATCAACACCTATACGTTGTAGTGAGAATTTTTTAAATCCTGCTTGTTGTCTTATCTTATCTATTCTATCCTGTACTTTTAGAAAAGCCTCATCTGTTAATTCGAATCTAGTAAATAATTCATTGAACGCATGGAATGCCTCATTACCAGGTTTCTGTCTTTCTCTCATTACAGTCTCTACAACATAATCACTAGATAATCTTTTTCTATTATTAAATTTAGTTCCTGTAACATCTATTGCATCATATTCTTCTTTTAAATATTTATTAAGTGCATTAGCAGATGCTTTATTACCAACACCTGGTGCATCTATTGGTCTGTAACCTTTCTTATCACCAGACCATTTCTTAACAAATACTACAAAATCACCCTGGAATATGTGTGGAAAATAATTAGGTATTTTCTGTATTGGCTCTAGACCATCAGCTTTATTTTCTTTAACAGCTTTATTATATATATCTACAGTCTTATCTACCACACCTCTAAGTTCTCTGTAGATATTAATCATCTCAGTATCAAACTTATACTTAGTTTGTAATTCTTTATTAGTTACCTCGTATTTAAAACCACCTTCTTTTACAGGTATAAAAGGATCAGAACCTCTAATTAAATTTATCTCAGCATCTATCTCTGTTTTATTCTCAGATGTTTTAGATTGCTGTAGTTCTTCTATTCTTCTTATATCTGCTTCTGTTAGTTCTCTTCTTGCTTCTCTTCTAATACCTTCATTCAGATCTATTCTAGTAGAGTAATCCTCTTTATTTTTTTTAGCTTCTCTAAGTTTATCTTTTTCTATCTTCCATATAGCATCAATTAGTGTTGCAGCTTTATCTGGATTCTTCTGTCTTAGTAAAGTAAATTTAGTTATTCCACCACCATCTGATTTAATTTTTCTCATACCTACAAGTTTAACAGCCTCAGCTGCACCTTGTAGTTTCATAGTATAATCACCAAAAGATTCCGCTTTACTTTTACCTGGAGCAAATACTGAATCAGCACGTAGGATAGGATCATACGCAATCATCTCAACAATAGTTTCTGTTTTTTGTTTATTGATTGCTATCTGATCATTAACATATTTTACAACTGGATGATCTATAAATTTATTTGGTATTAACATTGCAGCACCAGTTGTTTGTTGACCATCTCTAAACTGTAAAAAATCTGGAAATGTTTGATCTCTCATATCTTTATATTTGGCAGTGCCATCCTTATTATACATATCCTGTTTA